TCTGTACAAGCAGTTGGACATTGAACCACGTCGTCGCTACCGAGACAATGGCGGATTCTGATCAGCCAAACTCAGCCAAAGGGCGTGATAGTTTTGATGTTGCTACCGGCAATACTCTAGTACATTTTTTCAACAGAAATGTAACCCCTTACGCCACTAGTACTCTGGGTCCTGCATTTGATCTAGTTCCTGTGGAGAAACAAAAAGATCTCATGATCAATCATGCCAGGATGTATGCCCAGCAAGAATATGATCGCATCATGGAACTGGTCACAGTACTGCAACGTCAAGCAGATGACATCCGTCGTAGACTGGATGTTACTGATGCAGTGTATGCCGCAGAATACAATTTTCAGATCGTTATGGGCCATTGCTATTGGTTAGTGTGGCACAAGAGACATAACAAAAATCTACTGGTACTTACTGGTCCAACAGATTGGAATACCGGCGTGCCAGAAGATTATGAGTATCTCATGCAAGTCAAATACATGGGCGATCACACCTGGCAAGAAGTAATAACTTAGTACTACTTGACCAAAATCTCCTTTTGTGCTATAATTGAGTATTAGAAGGAGACGAGCATGCCTTGGATTGAAAACATAGCCGCAATTGATGTGACCAAAAGTCATCACCATGCCGCTGGTGAAAACTCCATGCTGATCAGCATCACAGACCCTGCTGGTTGGCGTCCCAAGGCCATGCACAAGTTCAAAGAGCGCCATGACTTTGAGTTCCTTGATGCAGACGATGGCTTTCCCGAAGAGTGTTTGATCAGCGATGCCCAGGCACAAGAAATTGTGCGCCTGTTGCAACATGCAATGGAGAACCGCATGAATGTGGTTGTGCATTGTACCGCAGGCCTGTGCCGTTCGGGTGCAGTGGCAGAAGTTGGTGTTATGATGGGCTTTGGTGATGCAGAGCGTACACGTATTCCTAACATTCGGGTGAAGCACCGCATGATGAAGGCACTGGGTTGGACCTACGATGCCAACGAAAAGCCAGACGACGCGGCCTGGCGTAGAATGAACTTAGACTATTAAGAAAGGAGCACATGATGCCAGCAGTATTTTTAACAAGCGACACGCACTTTGGACATGCCGGTGTCTGTCACTTCACACACCCTGATGACGCCAACGTAAAATTGCGTCCTTGGGACGATCCTGATGAAATGGACGAGGCTATGATCAAGAATTGGAACGATCGTGTGCGTCCCAATGACAAGGTGTATCACTTGGGTGATGTTGTGATCAACCGCAAGGCTTTGAAGACATTGGCCAGGTTGAACGGGGACAAGGTATTGATCCGCGGCAACCATGACATCTTCCGTGATGACGAATATCGCGAGTACTTTCGTGAGTTACGTGCATACCATGTGATGAATGGAATGATCTTGAGTCACATTCCTGTGCATGAGGCTTCGTTGGGCCGATTTGGTGTTAACATCCATGGACACTTGCATGCCAATCGTGTACGCAAGGCACGTGGTGTTGATGCCAAAACTGGAACTGTGTTGTACAGCACTGAGATTGATCCAAGATTTCACTGTGTTTGCGTCGAAGCCACAGACTTTGCACCCATCTTGTTTGAAGACGTGATCAAACGTATCGAAGCAGAAGGTGGTACTGTTGGGTTTAAATCCGGCAACGGACCCACTATGTAAGAGTTCTGCCTCGTGACCACTCCGGTCCGGGGCAGTCTTTTACTACTTTGTTGATCGTCCCATTAGTCCACCAAATGGCACCAATGCGTCTTGCTCCAATGAGTTGTTTGGTAGATTCAGATAACTTTTGACCTGTTTTACTTTTGCCGCCTTTGGCATTTTGATTACCTGTTGCACGAAGTGATCTTGCTTTACACATATCTTCTGTATATACAGTATTTTTACCGTATTGATTTCCTAACAAACGAACCGCTGATTGTTGCCGGTGTTTAATAGAAGGAATCCATCCAGATACACCTTCCCCACCATCTGTTTTGTTGTGTAGTATTCCAGTGCCCAAATCTTTGCGTCCATACCAAGTGATCATTCTGCGTTCAAGTGCTAATGCACCAACTTCAGATAGATTAGATTCAAGTATGACTATTTTGGTTTGATCTTTTGGCACTGATACATTGTGTCGTCCCCATGCTCTTTTACCTGAGCCTTTGCCAATATAGTACGGAGTGTTGTCTGACTTTCGCATGTATGCGTAGACGTAGTAGTGTAAATACATTGCTGATGCCCTTCCTGGCGTTAGAGTAGTTGGGGTTGCCGCCCGCGAACTACACTTATATTTATAAATACTCAAAGGATTTATTATGGCTTTAAAAGATTTACCGGGGTCAACTGTGTTAGACTTCAAAATATTACTCGACAGTCTTAGTGCGTATATCCAGGCTCTTGCTCTGACATCTGCTGGTAGAAAGCCTCAAGCACCTAGCCGTAGCCGCGACTATCGTCGTTTTGATGCTTTGTTAATCATCCGGGCCCCGGGTACCACACAACTCACAGCCAGTATGACAGCCATATACAACACCCTTAAAGGATCTATTACAGTTCAATCATCCGACCGGGCCACATTAACTGCCACAGGTGTCAGCACCAAGGCAGGTTGGGATAATGGATTTTTTATAATTAGAACACAAGTTCTAGGAGCAGGCGACGCCGCAGTGATTGCACAATTAGATGAATTTTGGACTAGATTACAGGCTGTAAAAGGCAGTTGGAAAATAATAGGAAATAAGTAATACTTTAGTACTACCAAAGCCCTACTCCGTGTAGGGCTTTTTTTTGGTTGACCAATAATTCAAGATCGGGTATAATCATAATATGAAGTTAGAAATCAATGAAATATTACAGTGGACCGGGGCAGTGTTTATCATTGCAGGTCACAGTCTCAACGCTGTTGGGCCCGAGGCTTATCCCTACAATATCCTTGCATTTTTTGTGGGTACAATCTTGTTCATGGCCTGGACCATCCGTGTTGCAAATCGCCCACAGTTGATGGTGAATGTTGTGGCCTTGGCAATTGGGGCATCGGGACTGGTAAAAGCATTTGGTTGACCAATAATTACCGATTTGCTATAATATACACATACAGACACAAAAGGAGCCACAAATGACAGAATTTGAAAACAAGTGTTACGGTATCACAGAACAAGAGATCCGTGAACAATATATGCAAAGCATCACCGCCCAATGTTCAGGTCTTGAAATGGTTGTGATGGGCATCATGAGTGACTGCCAAGAGATGATGGCAATGGGTACTGGTCCTCGCTCAGTTGAGTATGTTCGTAAACAAATGAACATTGCCAAATTTATCCTGTCAGAAATGATGGATGCTCGAGTACCAGCGTAATTTAAGGAGAAACACATGAGCCGAATGAGCGATATACATGCCGAGTTGTCAGAAATGACAACTGAAGAACTGGAACAGGCCTACCAGGCTCTCAAGAGCAGTCCCAGCAAGAGTGTGCGTGACGAAGTCACGCAAGAATTCATGGCCCAAATGTTGGACCATCGCGAAAAAGAAGTCTACAGTACCTACCAAGGTGCTTGACAATAAAATCAACTTCCGCTACAATATAGACTTAGTAACTAGAAAGGCACAGCCCATGTCAGAATCCCGCACCGTTACCGCGCTTCAAGCAAAAAAATCTTTGCTCAAAGCATTCCAAGTCAAACGTCCCTTGTTCTTGTGGGGTCCTCCCGGCATTGGCAAGAGTGAACTGGTTGAAGGCATCACAAACGACTTGAACGGTCTAATGATCGACTTGCGTTTGGGCCAGATGGAGCCCACAGACATTCGTGGTATCCCGTTCTATAACAAGGACATTGGCAAGATGGATTGGGCTCCTCCTGTGGAACTGCCCGATGAAGAAACTGCCGCACAATATCCTATTGTGGTGTTGTTCTTGGACGAACTTAATAGTGCCGCACCGTCTGTCCAGAGTGCCGCATATCAACTAATTTTGAATCGACGCATTGGCAAGTATAAGTTACCTGACAATGTTGTGATGGTTGCCGCAGGTAACCGTGAAAGCGACAAAGGCGTTACTTATAGAATGCCGACTCCCTTGGCAAATCGTTTCATCCACCAAGAGATGAAAGTGGACTTTCCATCATGGCTTGAGTGGGCAGTCAACAACCGAGTTCACAAGGACGTGGTTGGTTACTTGAGTTTTGCCAAGCAGGACCTGTACGACTTTGATGCAAAATCCGCAAGCCGTGCCTTTGCTACACCACGCTCTTGGACCTTTGTGAGCCAGTTGTTGGACGACGCCAGCGATGACGACACCACAATGAACTTGATTGCAGGTACTGTGGGTGAAGGTCTTGCTGTGAAGTTTATGGCACATAAAAAGGTTGCAAGCCGCATGCCTAACCCAGCAGATATCTTGAGTGGCAAGGTCAAGGACTTGCAGGTCAAAGAGGTCAGTGCCATGTACAGCCTGGTGATCTCCATGTGCTACGAACTTAAAGGTGCTATCGAGAACAAGGTAGAAGACAAGAAGTTCCACGAGATGGCCGATAACTTCCTGGGCTACATGATGAAGAACTTTGAAACAGAGTTGACTGTGATGGGTGCTCGTATTGCGTTGACCACATACGACTTGCCCTTCCTCCCAACCAAGTTGAAGAACTTCGACGAGTTCCATCAACGCTTTGGCAAGTACATCTTGCAGGCGTCGGCCTAAGTTTAAGGGGTCGTGTGGATTAAATACACGGGCTGTGGACACATGGCCCCTTTTCTTTCTCTACTATGAAATACAAAGTCGTAAAATTAGATCATAGGTACAGCCATCGTATCACCTACCAATACATAATAGAGTTCTCAAAAGGGCATTGGAAGGGTACCGGAGTGTTGGATTTTGATCGTGCTCGGCGTTGGTTCACAACAAATTATGGATGGGGTCAAGACGTTGAAGTTAGAAGTGAACTGCTCCGGGTCCGACAACATCATGAGGAAGAATTTGAACCAGATGACATCAACTCCATCTGGGCCTTTAGTGCCAAATACAATGACTACCGCATCTATGTTGCAACAGACAAAGAACTCAGTTGGTTCTTGCTGAGCCATCCTGCATCATAACTTGACCAATAAATCGTGATCTGCTATAATATACACATAAGCAACAAAGGACACACATGACTACCAGTACAGTAAACAAAAAAGAGTCTGACAAGTTTAAAGATCTTATTGGACCCATGGACACCAAACTTGACAAAGTTGTGCGTGAAATGTTGATCACTGCCCGTGTGGGCCTGTTGCTCAAAGCGTCATTCTTTGGCAACCTTGCCACTCGCTTGAAACTGGTAAACGCAGATGAGTGGTGTGCCACTGCCGCAACAGACGGCAGAAACTTCTATTACAATAGTCGCTTTATCAAAATGCTCAAGCCCAAAGAGATTGAATTCTTGTTTGGACACGAGGTGTTGCATTGTGTTTATGATCACTTTGGACGTCGCGGCAGTCGCGATCCACAGTTGTTTAATATTGCCAATGACTTTGCTGTGAATGGCGACTTGGTCAAACACAAGGTAGGTGAGATGATTACCACAGTGCCTTGCTTGTTCGACCGT